GTGCCATCTTCTTCTTCATGTATTTGTTATACGCGGATGGTGCTCGCTTTACTTTCTTTGCAACTGACTTAGCCTTCTTTGCAGTGGACTTAGCCTTGGTTACTGTTTCTTTACCAGACTCGCCCAGGTCTTTTATTTCCTGTAGCAATCTGATAACTTCATCAATAGACACTGAGTCCACCTCAGTTATCTGCAGCTGTTGATTGAATTGCAATTGCCATGAAGTCTTTTGCAGAGAGGGAAACAATACTGCAATTTACTCTAACAGTTACGTTCACTGATCTACCAGAACCAAGTGCAGAAGATAGTCCAGAAATGTATAGTTGATCGTTAACAACATATCGTCCATCATCGGAACCCTTGCCAAAGTTATCTGGATAAAGGTCTGTAGCCATAGACAAAAATGCGTCAGTATCGTAGTTTAGGTTTCCTGATGCAACCAGGGCACGATCATTACTGAAAACTAATCCACCACGGTTTAGATCGGTAAGTTGAACGTTGACAAACGCAGAACCGCCCATGGCAAAAGTTGGTGCTTCTGAAGCAGTAGTACCTTGGAAGATAAAGTCAACTGAATGAACTTGAAGTGCTTGACGATCTCCTACATCAACGTAGGAACCAAGGTCAATAGTTGCAAATGTTTCAGTTGCAGCTGCGCTGATAGTCAATCGTTCGGTTAGGGTAAACATGCTTGTCTTTTTTGTAGCCATAATAATCACGGGGGTGGAGTGGGGTTTTCTCTGCTAGTTAAACGTCAGACTAGTTCCCCACTCCAAACTAACCTATCATAACTGGGCCTTTAAGCATTTGCAGTCCTATCTTGGCGAGCGTAGCGAGCAAATCTTCACACCACCACCTCCCGACCTCCAACCCTATGGGTAAGTACCCCCTATATTATTCTGACCTGTCAGATTTTTTCCGCATATACTAAATAACATTATTATTTAGCGTTAGATATGGCGAACCAATACTCCATAACCGTAAGCAACGGGGCTGATGCTGTCCTCAAGAAGTGCAAAGATGGAGGTGCAAAGATAAGTCAAGTAATCTCATCGTGCATTGAGATGCTTGGCTACGACGCAGTTATGACGATGGCAATGAAACAACGCATTCTTTCACAGCTGCAGGAGGAATCTGAATGAACTGTGAACATTTAATCTTCCAAACAGATGGAACTCGTTACGATCTGGTTCTTGTTGACGATCCATACGGCGGGGTTATTGTCGCATGGACTTCGACTGGTTATCTTTGGCGTTGGGATGAAGGCGACAGAATGAAACCATTGAACAGAGATTCCAATCCACATGATGCAAAGAACATCTTCGCTTACTTGGAGGGAACTCTTTGATTAAGAATCACGATCGTTGGTCAAAACTTGGTGAAGAATATCTTGGAGAACACAACATCGAGTGGGCTGAACGGATGGAATCATTTCCGACCACACCAGGATCCGGACCACTAACTTTAATGAAAGCAATCATGAATGATTACTGGGCTGATGTTCAGGGCAAAACTCAGGACTGGCCAGCAGAACATGTTGACATGGTTATGGCTAAACTTTACTGGTGTTGGGTCGCATGGCTCGAAGCAACACATGTTGATCTTGCAGAAACCTTCGAAGGTGTTGACGATGATAATGCTCCGTCGCACGATGAGTTACAAGACGAGTTTGACCAGAACCCATATGGAATGGGTTAATCAAATCCAAAGCCAAGCCATCAGAACATAGTCCGCCACAGTTGCTCCAGCAACCGAGACCAATGTAGCAATTGAAAGAAAGACGTTGAACTTCATCAATGATTCCAAGGATGTTTCTTTTGCTTCTTTCTTTTCTGCTCGAGCCATTAGCCATTCTGCAAACTTTGTAGTTGGTGTTTTCTTTTCTTCAATAGGCCATTCTTCTGTACTCATATTACCATGCCTCCCATTCCTACGAGTGCGGTACTTTCGTATCTTCGTATTTCTGGAGTGTATAAATCAAGGGCTCCGGCGCCACCTGCTTCAATAGTTCTAATCGCTAATTCTGTAGCTACAATATCTGCAGCTTGAAATGCAATAACTGGTATTCGTACCAGGGGATGAAACTTAGCTAGTACAGATAATGGAACTTGACTTTCTTCGAACATCTGTTCTTCAAGCCACAAGAGTTCGGTAGCTAGTGGCATATTAATCAACGTCTGGTTCGTTCTGCAGATCGTAACTTCGCTTGAGTCGCATGAGGTATTCAAACTCAGGTTCTGCTTTTGTATCTGCTACAACCAGGTGTCGAGTTGCAGGTAGAGTTGCAGTGGTAGCTGTATTGTCAATAACAAATATTTGATAACAGTAAATTCTATCTGAAGCAGTAGGTGACATAGATCCATATTGATTCGAATAAATCTTCACTGGATATGCAGCTGCATAATCAATATCCAAAGAAAAGGTTTCATGCCTGGCATATAGAACGTGTTCGAAGTTTTGTTGTGATAGTGAGAAACCAGGACCATCATTCAACCATAGACCTGTAGCCCAATATGGTAATGTCAAATCAATTGGTATGCTTGTCATTAGGTTTAGCACTGCCATAACATCTCCAGCAACACCGCCAATAAATGGCGGTCCACTAACTTGACAAGTTATTGCTTGAGGGAATACAGTTTCATCTTCCATCGATAATCCAGCGAGATCAATATACTTTGAAGCTGCAAATACTGTTGGTCCTAACTTTTCATAATCGCCGCCAACATCTTGGGTTATTTCGAAGTTACCTGCAGGACCAGATTGTGCAATAGTTACTGATCCGAATTGTTGTTTTAATTGCTTCACTTTAACGACCTCTTTCTATCTGGGGATCTTTTCCAAGACTTTGCAGCTTGTTTGAAGATTGCTGCATGTTTCTTGCGTGGATGTTTCTTCTTGAGTTGTGCCATCTTCTTCTTCATGTATTTGTTATACGCGGATGGTGCTCG